GGCAGACTCTTCTACTATTTCTGGCTCAACAAACTTAGCAACTTCATCTACCACCTCCGGAGGTTCAAACATCTTCTCAAAGGTGGAAGATGATATCATAGTGACTTGCACGACCGAAGGTTTAGTCGATAGGGATATTTCCTCTACCTCATTAGACTTGCCAGGTGTTACTAGATATAACACACCGGCATGAAGTGCCAATGAGGCAGAAAAAGGAAATATCCAACTTCTCATTACGCATTAAAACCAGAAAAATCCAGCTTATCCTTTTGAGGTACAGGTGCAGAAGAACCACTGTCGATTAAGCTTTGTGCGTTAGCCTCAACGTCATACAACTTCATTCTAGAGCGGTCAACCCCGACAATAAATCGTCTGTAGGTCGTCGGGTCGTTGTATCTGTTTTTGAGCTGTTTGACCATGATTTGTCCGAGTCCTTCGAGCTCTTCGTTAGAGATGAGCGCGAACATAAGATCGGCGGTGGCAGGCAATCCAAAAGACTCCGATGTGTCTTCAAGTCCAACATCAGACGAGCCAAATCCGCCTCGAGTTGTCTGAGTCGCTGACATAATGGGGACGTCGAATTCAACTGCAAGTCCTCGAAGCTCTTCAGCAATTGATTTGATGAGGGAATAGGTGTTAACCGCACCGCCCAATCCTTTCATTCGTGAAGAAGAACAGATATTAAGGTAATCGATAAAGATGACATCAGGTTTGAAGTTCTTCTTAAGTTCTAGCTCCTTTAGCAGTGCACGGAAGTGGCCGGCATGCGCAGAGCCCGTAGGGTATTCTTTAATAATAAGTTTGCCTACAGTTTTCTTAGCGATCTTACCAATTTTATCATCAAATGCACGCTTGTCAAGGTGTTCAAGTTGATCGATAGGCATATTCATTAGATTAGCATCAATACGTTCAGCGATGCGTTCTTCGGCCATTTCCATGGTGATATAAAGAACGTTCTTTGCTTGAACAAGCGAAGAAGCCGCAACGTGGCACATAAACAATGACTTACCAACACCAGTGCCGGCAAGAGCAATATTCAGGGTTTTCCTTGGTAGTCCACCCTTGGTAATCTTGTTGAAGTAATCCAGATCAAACGGTAACCGTGATTCTTGACGGTGATAAAACTCAAAACGATCGTCAGAGTTGTTAATATAGTCGTGACCGATGTTCTGGTCAAAGCTGACAGATAATGCGTTCTGCAAGATCTCTGGAATAGCATTCTCGGTCATATCAGTCTTTCCATCGATGATCTCGATAGATTTCATAATTGACAAGAACACGGCGCGGTCCTTACACCACTTCTCAGTAGTGCTAAGCAACCACTCCATGTCAACTGGTTCTGGTCTAGTTACTTCATCGATAATAGCACCGACTTCAGCAAGCCGGTTTTCAGAAATATTGCTATTACCTATTTCAATAGAAAGAGCCTCCTTTGTGGGCATCTTGTTATATTTACCCACAAAGGAAATTACAGAATCGAATACCAGACGTTCAGTACCCTCAAAGTACTCTTTTTTGATATAAGGAATAACGCGACGAAGAAAGTCTTCGTTATTCAGAAGGTTTCGAAGTACCGTTTTTTGGATTGTCGCTTGCATTTTCACCTAGTCTATAATTGCCTGTACCAAAAGCATCTTCAATAATATGCTGAAGAACAGCTCCGATATAATTGTTAAAGTCTTCAGATTTTTCTAGCTCTTCTAGGTCGTTACCAGCTGGATCGAGAACTGCGTATTTGAAGGACAGTGTGGCGTTTCCTTCATCATCATCAACCTTTGCTTGCACCGAACCGTAATGATAGACTACACCCTCATACTTTGTTTTAAGGCGGACTGCCCAGGCGTCTGAGGTCCCGTCTTCGGCGAAAGTGTAATCGTCTAAGGTTATATTATACGACATTTTCATCCTCTAGTACATCACCTTCGATCATAGATTTGTAGCCAATTGTGTAATATGACTTAACAAACTCTCTGAAGTTGGTTTCGGCAAAAATTGGATCCCAGAAGTTTGCTGAAAGAGTATCCTTCTCACGACGTTTTGGGTCAAGGATTTCTCCAGTTTCTTGGTCTACACGTGCATACCAACCATTTGACGGTTTGATAACATATCCACCTGCAAGTGCAAGATCAAGAAGACCAGAATATGTCTCAATACCACCTTCCCATGACACCGATACAGGAATCTTAGATTTTTCTTTGACATAACGAGATTTCTCAACGTTAATGATAAAGTCATAACCAGTAATCTCGGTACCTGTCTTGTTCTGACGACGACCCAAGATCCAGATGTTATCGGCAGAATAGTAGATACCAGTACCACCACCAACGACGTCTTTAGGGAATAGACCAATCTCTTTGTACGTATGGTTGATGGCAAGAAGCGGAATGTTCTTCATTGCAAGGTATGGAGTTACCATACGAAACAGTCCTTTGAGAGCTTTAGCCCGAGACATATCTGCGACTGATTTCTCGTTCAAAGCATCTTCAAGCTCTTTCTTCGATGCAAGGTTGCCGATAGAGTCGATGACCACAACGACATGCTCACCGCGTTCGATGTTATCAAGCTGAGATACTAGATCGAACTTAAGTTGTTCTACATCTGTGATAGGTGTATGAAGAACTCGACTTGTATCGATTCCGAACGTTTCGAAATACGACTGAGGCGAACCGAATTCAGAATCGTAGAAAAGTATGATTGCGTCATCATACTTCTTCAAATATGCTGCTGCCATAAGCAGAGCAAACGATGTTTTGAAGTGCTTAGATGGACCTGCCAAGACGGTAAGACCAGGTGACATACCACCGTCTAAGCTGCCTGATAGAGCAGCATTGACCATTGGCACTTCTGTTGGAATCATATCCTTTTCGGAAAAGAGGACTGATTGAGATAGAATAGCAGTATCCTTGATCTTACTATTCTTTTTAAGCTTGTCCATGATTGACATATTGTATTCCTCCTAATATTAGACCATTATACCATAAATGCATCTAATTGTACACCACTATTTTTAGGTGTACCTTGACGTTGTTCCCAGCCAGACTCCCAGCCAGAATTGTTTTTAATAGTTGGTGGGACGTGGTCAAACGTATCATCAGATCGTGGTACATAGTTCTGACCGAAGCGAACAAAGTCACACATCACGTCCTCATTATCCCGTGGGGCACCTCCCATGCGCTCACAGAGCAAATCCATCATCTCATCGGTGCTATATCCACTCGAAAGCATTTTCATGCATCGAACCGCGTTATTGCCGAAGTAGCCATGAGACATATCATTAACTAAATCTTTGTGGTAATCACCCAGATCGTATGAGAACGCAGTATAAACAAAGTTAAATCGTTTGTGCCCTTGTTCTACGTTATACTCATTTAGATAGTCAACAACCTCTTTGTGAGTACGCTTACGACCTTTAGCAGGCAACCAGTCCATGAATCGTTCTAGCAATGGAACAAGTTCGTTGTTCATGAAATCCAAACAAGTTACGCCTTTACGAGGGGAAGGAGGCTGGTTACCAATAGAAGTAAACAGTGGTTTACCAATTCCTTTGATATAGTTCATGTGATCCAGCATGTCCTGAATGTCTCGAAGACTGCCCCAATGTTGAACAGCATTGTTACGATATCCGTGGTCACGTGTAAACGATGCGCCTGAGCCGGTGATACGATGGCACATGTAAACAAAGAACCAAGTGAGAGTATCCCAACCAGATGTGTTGTATGCATCAATTAACTGACGGCGATTGTCTTTCTGATGGTGCCACTTTGGAGTCTCGGTCATAAACTTGAGATCCTGAAGCACGTTCGAGAAACCAGCAGCATTACGGCTATAACAGTCGTAAATATCTATCTCTTGCATCAGCGGATCATTTATGACAGCATCTGCTTCTGGTCCAGTATATGATAGTTTACCCCAGTTACAATTGTTTTGCAACCATTTTGCTCGAGGGTAGTAGTAATCTACTAACACCTCGATTGCTTCTTCATTAAGCCACTTCTTTGCCATTCTTTTCCCAATCCCGGTAGCTGTCTACCTTATCAAATATTGTTTCATCATGCACAGGAGGTTCCATTCCAACGTTCCAGAACAGAATATCACGTCCGCTATTCTTAGGTATATACGGCCATGCTTTAGCGTCGTACTGTGGGATGCATGGGAATGGAGGCATCTCTTCTTTTTTCAGAGGTGCTGTAAATGCAAGTGGATGGCTTATGATTCTATCATGTCCAACCTCACCAGCTTTCATATTACGGGCAACTGCAACCCCATGGAACTCGGCATTAGGCCATGCGATCTGCAATGCACGATGCAAGACACCGGTTGATAGAACAGTCCACACCTCTTCAGGTTCAGGGATCTGAGATGCAACCTTTACGAATCCAGCAGTTACTAGTTCGTGCTTCAGGCCAAGTGGAACAAAGAAACAGTTTGATCGTTCTTCTGCCCACTTCTTTGCGATCAGGTTAAGATTAGGCATTGCAGCAATACGGTGGAAACTTACCTCAGCACCTTGTTCGATGCATGCCGCCTGGTGAGGACTAATCCGTTTACTTGACGGCATGAATAGACGTACTTTTTTGCCATGACGCTTTGCTACATCAAGGAGTGATACACCCGCCAGACCGAATCGAGGCTGTACATATACGATCGTATCGACGTGCTCTGGAAGGCTACTAATCAAGCAGTCACCACCACGAGTCTTAGAACCTACGAGCAGATCGTCACGAACAACGCGTACGCCTTCGTATGTTTCAACAACAGGAAACGGATTGGGGTCAGTCCAGTTCTCTGCTAGTTTAAGATAATACTCTCGTGCATCATGCCGGCTGAATACACCGTTCATCATTAGTCCATCAACGTCTTTATTGACGTTATCAATAGTGTGCTTATTATGCGCCAAGTGCTGTCACTCCCCAATCGTTTCTATTATAAAATGGCGGTGCGATATGAAAGCTTCCACCATGTTCCATATACGTTTCTGCGTATGTCTTCCCATCCATATGATACCATTCTAGAGGAGGTTGTACAACTGAATCGTTAGACTGTTTATATAGCTCATCAATAAAATGGAATGTGATATCACGCCGATCTGCTACTGATCCATAGAAAGGGGTACCTTTAAAAAATCCAGACTTTGGTATACGACGGTCCTCGAATTCTACTGGCACTGGGCATGTGTACCGCACGTTAACTCCGAAGGTGTCTTCAATGAGTTTGCCTTGATCTGTATACTGCTGGATAAATTCGGCCATATTGAAATTATCATGACGTAGAATGTGGTGACGAATATCAATAGAACCAAAGCATAGATGAACGGTGCCAGTAGGGATGCAACCACGGAGCATATCCATGAGACCAGATCTAAGAGAACCGAAAAGAGTTTTACCATCATTCCTAAGAACCCTATGGCCAACACCACTGAAAGCAATACTATGTGAATCTCCAAGTGTGACAGGTCCATAATCTAGATTCTCCTGTTTAAGTGAAGGAACTTCAGCCAAACGCTTGCTCAACATATCACACCATTCTTCGGTGATTTCTTCATATGTTGTATTGGCGCCAATACGCTTCTTTAACATTGCACCATAATCAGGCATGTCCCAATCAAGGGAAACAATTGACTTGCAAGAAGCAACAAGGTTGATTCGGTCATAAACTTCTTTTGTGGCACCACCAAATAGATTTAAAGTACCACCAAAGTTAGCACCATGATCGATGTATACAATATCAGCATTTAGAATCTGGGGAGTACACTTATGGTTGATTGACGCCCCTAGCTGTTCTGCCCATGTTTGTGTCCATCCCAGAACATGCGACTTCTTGTTGATAGGAACGTTACTGATAGGATTTGTTATTGTTTTCATTATATAGGTATTCCTTACACTCGTTTAGCGCGGATTGTACAAACACTGGATCATTTAACTTACGGTTTCTGGGAGAAGGATGCGGCATCTGATAATGCTCAACTCCCTTCGCACGGAGCACGTACGAGGGAGTTACACCTAGAGCAATAACCTTGTCGTATCCTGAGCAGTCCAGATCAGACGCAATAAGTTCGCTGACCTTTGGAACTTCTCCAGGATCTGAATGGACGTTGGTAAAAGAATAGTTTGTAATGCCTAGAGTATTCATCCAACCATTCAATCGATCCAACGTCGAATTCTTTCTCTGTGGTTTGTTTGACGGGTTAATCCCTACAACTAAAACCTTCATGATCTACAAAATCCCAACTTACACCAGCCTCATCAAAGAGGCTTCTTGATATTTCCCAAGATGCCTGCCACTTCTCTGGCACATCCTGTTTAGGCATTATAACACGCTTTATACCTGTTTGTACAACACCTTTTGCGCATTCGGCGCAAATAGGCAAACCCCAGACATATAATGTTGCTCCATCAAGTGATACGCCATTGTATCCGGCGTTGTAAATAACGTTCATCTCGGCATGGACGACATACTTGTATTTAGTCTCTTTATCTAGGTATCTGGCTTTGATATCATGAATCCCACGTGGAAATCCATTGTACCCTTGGGCTAACAATTGGCCTTTATCACCAACTGCAACTGCGCCGATCTTACTAGAAGGGTCTTTTGACCACTGTGAGATATGTTTAGCCAATTCAACATATCGTCCATCCCAAGTCTGTCTCATTTATTTCTCCAAGAATTTGAGTACGGTTTCTGCATCAGTCACATTGATTGGATCATCAGGCCATAGGTTTTCAGCCTTTCCATTTTCAATGTACATTTTATCTACGTGATTGCTATTGATAACCACAGCATAACGCCACGAACGCATGCCAAAGCCAAAGTTGGTTTTATCAACAAGCATTCCCATGGCTCGGGCAAAATCACCATTTCCATCTGGAAGCATCTTTACCTTTTTAACGTGCTGCGTGTCAGCCCATGACCGCATGGTAAAAATGTCATTGACAGAGGTACAATACACCTGATCAATTCCGGCTTTTTTGAATCTATTATAGTTCTTTTCGTAACCTGAAACATGGGATTCACACACCGAAGAAAACGCGGCAGGCACCGCAAACACCACAGTGCGCTTACCGCCAAAAATATCAGATGCTTTTTTAACAACCCACTTATCACGCTCTTGAGTATAAAACGTAGTATCTGGTACCATTAAAGGCATAACTATTCCTCACCACCTAAGAATCAGTTTCGTCATATTATTTCACTAAGTGAAAATGCTTTTCGTAAACGTGTAAATTTTGGACTTGCCAGAATAGCATGCCCGGTGCGATGTCATCAAAGATATTCATCTTATTATACAGATCGCAAACTTTCTGCATCATATAACGTTGCCATGCATAGTCATTCTTATAGCCAAAGACTACATCATTCGAACGCATCTGAACAACAGCATGGAGCATATCTTCACGGATATAATAGGTCACAGCATTCGTGCAGATAAAGTCAGACATGCCACCTTTATCGAATTCAGTCCAGATAGAAGGACGATTATAAACCATAGTCGCACGACGTGTGTCACGATTCCGATCTAACTCAAAAGCAGCAGACTGAAACTGATTAAAGTATTCTTCAGAAAATACTAGTTTGCCATAGTTAGAATTGATGTTACCATGCTTGTCAGCAGCATACTTCCAAGCAGCAGGAGGCTCCTGGTCGGTACCATGAATATCACAAATGTTGGTGGATTGAGACTCATACCACTTGATTTCGGCATCAATGTAGTCTTGATTCGGGACACCGAAAATAGATGGTTGGTCTGCTACAAAGGATGCGGCGATCATCTCAATAGTTTTAGCACCAGTTTTATCTGTTGTAAAAGCTTCATCGGCGAGTTCACCTTTGAAGAACTCACGAATATCACTTATTGTCTGGTATCGCATTACTTTTCTCCTTATAACGGTCGTCCATCTCAGGATGGTTTGCGGTGTGAATCATCAAGATCATAAGCTGAGTACAAGCATGTGCCAAATGACGTTTGCCGGACTCGGGATCTAGATCTTCACTGCGCAACCACGCATTGAGGTGTCTTTGAATCGATGAATACGTACGCGTGTGGGAAGTGTTATCACCGTCCATACGCCAGTTGTTTTCACCATACTTTTGAGCGCCGAAGCCAAAGACTTCAGCTACTTCTTCGATGCACTCGGGTGGAACCAGTGCAATAGGGGCTTTTCCATTATCATATTTCATGTGTATATTATACCATATTAAAGTGGATATGTAAACCTATTTTTTTCATCTAGATGCTTCACTGCTTCTTTTGCGTCAACGTGACCCAGGATATCATATTCAATCATTTGATCCTCTCCTAAAGGACCATTCCATGGTTTAGCCCATGACCATATTGCAAAATAGTCAATCTTTCCCTGTGCAACTTGCCGCTGAATATAAGGAGATATGTGAACTCCTGATTTAGAATAGCACTTATAGTCTAGATTGCCTAAGTGCGCATGATGAGTGTCATACTCAAACCCTTCGTAGAGTGTCTGGAATTGATCCACAGCTGCCTGGTGATGCTCTACCCATTCACAATCCCACCTGAACTCAGGGTTAGGGTTTTTGTCCTTTGCGATTTTTTCATTACGCTGCTCAACGAACTCTTTTGTTACTTTACCTTTAAAGCGCATTTTTCATAACGAAGTCGAGTGCACGACTTGCCTCCTGATTGAGCGGACGATTCTTGTACCATCCGCCAGTTTCCATATCTAATTGCCTACACAGTATTTCTATTTCTTTTGCGGTAATTGGATAATTTTTACGGATTGCTGCCGAAGCAATTGACACCATAAGCTGATACATCTTGTGATACCAACCGGTACCAGATACCGTTTTATACTCTTCGACAATACGTCTATTGACGAAAGGACAATCATGATAAGACGTCCAGGCGATATCTGTATTGGTTAGTCTAGACTTTCTCTCATTCATAATTGCATTACGAATGGCTTCGGGCATACGATCAAACGCAGATGTTGCACTTGATTCAATATACGTATGCTTTCCCATCAGCTCAAAAGGATCAATGAAAGAACCAGTGTTAGTGAAAATAAAGTTATTAGCACCAGGGTAATTTGCAGGGACATAATACATTCGTGATAAGTCTTTAGTCTGTACATCTCCGATTGATCCGAGCTCGGTATTGAGCGCATACCAGAAGTGTCGTATTTTAGATGCCTCAACCTGAGTTGTAAGTGGGAACACAAGGCGAAACTTCGGCGAATCAACCGTGCTACTTGCAGTAGAATAACACACATAATAATGATTGCCAAAGCGATCATATAGCTCATCTTTTAGATTTCCTTTAAACTCGTGATCGTCAACATCGACAGCAGCCCAACCAGCCCATGCCAAGGTATTATCATTGGCACGAGTTGTGTCGGGCGTGTATATTGCCGGAGAAATCAAAGGAGAAGGTTTTTGTTTTGGTTTTTCGCCCTTGGCAGGTTTGTAACCTGGTTGTTTAGAGATATTGTACAACAATGACTCGAACTTCTCCCATGATGAGAAGTCCATTCGTTTATCAGTTTTGTTGTCGTATATGTTGTTAAACAACGTAAGCGAAACGTCCATAATCTATCCTTTTTCAATCCTCGCGTATAACTCATCTTTAGTTATACCTGCAATATAGTAGTCGATCATATCACCTGATTGTACCATATGTGCAGCAGAAAGTACACCTTCTTTTTTGAACCCGCCTCTTAATGCGAGTGACAATATCTTACGATTAGTAAACTTTCCGTAGATCTTTAAGATTTCACTCTTATCAAAAACTGCCTTAAGGATCGTTAGTCCGCCCCTTGTCCAGTCTTTATACTGTACATTATCATCAGTAAACAAATGCATTTGAGCAAGAAACTTACTTTCCCGCTCAAATATCATTACGACTCCACGATCCTCTATACACCACAACCTACCGCAATCGATTCCGTCCTGAATACGAAGGAATGATTGTTCAGCGGTAAGATGTGGCGTCTGATACGTCCATGGATCGATTCCGTTACGGATGATCTTGGCCGCTCTAGAGTTGTGATTCATTAGAGCGCCTTGTCTAGATCACCGTGATTGCCCTCGTGGCTAGGTGGTGTCCAACCACTGGGTTTCAGTAGATCCGGAAGACCGAACGGATTTGGTCGACCAGGTTTTACACCAGGCGATTTGGCCATATTTGCTTCATAGACCCGATCCCAGGCTACATTTGCGTCCACACCGAAAACATCCAAAGTTCCAATAGCGAACACGCAAAGATCAATAAGACCATCAACAGTCTCTTCCGCATCGTTATCAAAGATAGCAGCATCAATCGTTTCATTCATTTCTTCCATGCACATCTTAAGACGGAATCGAAGGTATTTCGCCATAAGCTCTTTGTCATGTTTATTATCTTCAAACCATTTTTTGACGCCAAATTTGTGATGCATCATTGCAATATCATTTGCCCAATCAGACATTTAAAGTACTCCATTTTTTAAGTTTTTCACGTTTTGCTTCAGCACACAAGTAAGCATTATCAAGATCAATTAGACCATTATCCTGAAGAAGTTGGATCATGCATAGCACATCACCCGCTTCTGACTCGAGCCGATCGCTTTGTTCATATCCAAATCGGATTACTTTAGAAGCTTCAATAGCCAACTCTGCGCATTCTTCCATAAGGATAGTTAGCAGCTCTTGTTTCTGATCCATATATTATACCTCATCTTCAGTAATTTGTACATAGGCACCAATAGGAATTTGGTAACCAATTGCACGTAAAAAGTCAATGTATGCGTTAAACTCGCAATCAATCCAAAGTTTAGCCATCTTTATAGTCTACCTTCTTTGCCATTTTTGCTACACGGACAAGATTGTTTGCCCAACTGCCGTTAACTGTAATGTAATGCAATTCGTGTATGTGCTCAATGCGTTTTTCATACTCAAAGTCAAAGTCAATTTCATCCTTCATCAACAGTTTAACAAACTCGCGGATTTGATCTTTGTTACGAAAGTGAAATTCTAATTCCCAAGTGCAAATACTTGCTCTACCGTTTACTACTGGTTTCATTTTTCAGAATCAATCCAAATAATCATTAACAAACTCCTTTGCGCATTCTTGTCCTTCTTTAGAACAAATAAACCACAGACCGAGAATGGACCCGGCCGAGATGCAAACTCTTAGAGCAATTAGCCAATCGACGTGGCTGCCTGGAAGTGACCACGTTATAAACGAAGTAGCCCCTACAGTAAATGCAAAAATTCCATAAAACATTGCTGTTCCAACAACTGTCATTAACAGAAATGCTGCGATGTATCCTAATACTAATTTCATTCTTTCACCTCATAGAATTTGCCATTAACAACGGCCATCATTTTCACTGGCGCACTCAAGTCACCAACACGTTTAAAGTATGCGCGACCACCATCAATAGCACAGGCGCCGACATAGCGGAAGTCGTGACGGTGTTGGCTGTATTCCCAACCAGCTGCTCCTTCGAGCATGCCAAACTCAAGATCCTCAATTACGTCTGCATTGGTAATCATTATCTGAGCATCAAGAGCATACGGGTTCCGGTACAAGCCAAAGTAGCGATTGCCAAAGTCAGGATGAGGAGTAGACCGATAGAAAACATCTACAGCAAAGTCTTGTCCACCAAGAGCTGACGTGCATACGTACTTGATCGGCACACCATCTTTTTCTTGATGGTGTGCTATGATTTTATCTGTGTCGAATAGTGGTTCATGTTTTATCATAATATCATTATATCATATTTAAGTTGAGATGTAAACAGCCTCAGACAAAAAAGTCTTCGAGGCTGACACGAGGTTCTGGACTCCAGCCAATGGCATCCAGGATAGGAATGATTGGATCTAGGAATGTCTTTTGAAACTGCATGTTGTAATCTACATATTTGTTGAGCTGAAGCTCAGGCGGTAGATACGTTGGGAAGCTGATTACATTTTCACGAATAGGATTAGGTGTCTTAAGATAGCAGAACTTGATTTTCTCGCCATTTTGGATCTGCTCATACTTCTTAGTCAAGCCTTTCTCTTTCAGATGGTGGTTGTACAGCAAAGCTCCACGAACATGAATAGGCGTTCCTTTACCATAGATCCCTTCACGCTTACGAGCCCACTTACCGATATCGTTCACTCCACGAGGGAAAGCAACCTGTTCTGGAGGAAGGCTGGAAAAGTGATCACGAAATTTGCTGATCGCCTTTTGTGTCTTATCCTCACTTCCGGTCACGATCACCTTGAACAGAGCTTTGAGGGCATCACGGCACACGGACGGAGTCGATGACTTGATAGCCTCAATACCCATGATCTTAAGCTTAGGTTCTGCATACTGGACGCCTTCGTTGTTGTGCACATTCAGAATGTAACGCTTCTTTGCAGTCCAGATCCCACGGTCAGCAATAGCTTCGCGAGCCATCTCCATGCGTGGAGTGAAACACGCAAACTGTTCGTATAGTGTTTCATACGAGCGAGTAAGCATTGGTTCAAACTGATCCTTACATATAGTGTCGATCATGGCTACTTTGTTTGGATTATCATTAAACCATTTCTTAACCATAGGACCAAAGTTTACATACACCGAATCAGTATCAATGGCGATAACATAATCAACATCCGTAGTCTGACATGCCTTGTTCATGAACTGATTAACGGCTTTCTCAGCCCAACGGATTACAGTTTGCCCTGTAAGAGTGATACCCTCTGCCACACGAAGATCAAAATACCGGAAGTAACGATTGCCAAGAGCGCCGTATAAGCTATTAAGTAGAATCTTAATAGCCATTTGTTGGTTCTCATAACGCGAAATGTCTCTTTCCACACGGTAGAGTTCCTGCTTGTCATTTTTGTTTATGGTTTCCTTTTCCTGTTGTGCAACTAGCATCTTCTTCTTGATTGCCTTACGCTCATCATAGTAATCAACGATGATCTTAGGCAGGATACCTTGCTTGTCTTTACGGAAGTATGCACCATTAGCAGCCAAAGCATACTGAGGTGTACTGTTCTTATATCCTGCAAGACACTCCATTGCACCAATATCCTCACGAAGGTCGTCAACAATTGTTTCTGGACTCATGTTCCATTGCACAATGATGTTTGGATATAGTGAGTTAAGGTCGAAAGACACAACCCAATCGTGCATGCCGACCTGAGGAGGTTTAACATACCCGCCAGGATAATCGGATTTAAACTTCTCTTCGTTAGGTGGGGCAATGATCCCTTGTGACTCAAGGTCACGGTAGATGATCGAGTCCCAGATAGCGGTTGTGCCTAATGTGTCTGCATAGTTAACACCACCCTTATACGCGATGGTCAGAGCCAGCGTAATCAGACCCATCTTATCTTCGAATCGGTCGACAAGCTCAACGTCTTTAATGTTATAGTCGATGAACTTCTGGAAGTCGTGCTTGTACAGGCCATGTAGGTTACCATACTCCTCGTATGACAACTTGGTCTCACCTAATACGACGTGAGCAATGTGATCTAGTTTGTACGATTCCTGCGGACCATAAGAGTAACCGAACTTCTTAAACAGTTCAAGGTAATCGAGCTGCGAGATGCCAGACAGTTCCCATGCCTGCTGTTTACGACCGGCTATCGTGATCTCACGCGCATTGATGAGACCCCATGGAGACATTTTTTTGGCATAGTCTTCACCGCATACCTTTGTCATTCGATTAACTAGATATGGGATATCGAAGAAACGGGTATTCCAACCCGTGACGACGTCAGGGCTGTGAATAGCAGCAGACCAGTGGGTGATAAAGTATAGGAGAAGCTCACGCTCGGTGGCACATTTCTTGTAAACCACTTTGTCTTTCTTCATGATCGACTTTGATACATCATAGTCATAAAGACCCCACACGTAGTATGTGTTGTCAATATTGTTCTTGATTGTAATCGATATGACTTCGTGGTTGGCAAGATCAGGTTCAGGGAAACCGTCATCAGATGCCACCTCAATATCGATTGTGGTTACATTGACGCGATCCCGATCGAACTGAATCTCACCAGGGAACTTCTCTTGGATAAGTTGTGCGATGAAGTTTTTGTTACCATACAGCCGACGATCTGCACCAAACACACCGTCGTACTGGCTCTCGTAATCCTTTACGTCGCGCATAGTATCAAATAAGCGAGGAGAAACACGGACATTGTTAAGTGTCCGTGCCGTTCCATTTTGATCTGCTACATAAAGGGTAGGTGAGAACTTGATCCGGTCTTCAAACCGGTGCCCATTTTTGTATCCGCGATAGAGCAGAGTGTTGCCGTACCGTGCTACATTTGTATAGAATTCCAAAGTCAAACCTCCATAATATGATGTTATTATACCACATATTGCGGTACATGTACATTACAAAATGATGTTTGACTTTGGAGTAATTACCTTGCTAAACATGGTTTGGTACTGCTTAAGCAGACCTTCAACTGGATCAACCATGAACATGACGAACTGGCCGCCTACAGTCATTCCGTGTGGGGCATCTGAGTACGCCATAAACGGGGCAAGACCAAGTGAGTTTTGTTGAGTTGGGATTAGGATAGCAACATCTTTTAGTGTGTAATGCTCTGGACCACCAGATACTTCACAAATCAATTCTTCACCTGTTGCCAATCGTACGATTTTAATATCAGCCATAGTTTAATCCTATAATAATGTAAGGGAAGGGGCCAAATTGGCCCCTAATTAATCAGTCTTTTTTGGATACAAAAGAGTACATCTCTTTTGCTTTTTCCAGCAGATCATTCATAGAGTACATGCTAGTCATTGTTTCTTGATACTCTTCGAAAGTCTTTTTATTTTCCTCGAATGCCTTTTCAGCAAACATCATGGTTAGATGTTGTTGCTGATCCATATAGTCTTTTGCAAGTTGCAGCATTTCAGAGCGTATTTCAAATGGATTCTTATTCGCCACGGAATTCACCTTTCATAATATCAGACGACTTTTCGACAGCGGCGTCAATTTCGTCGAGCTGCTGTTTAAAGAAGTTAAATGTGTATGCGTTGAGGGATTTGCTGTATGATTTCCAGCCAACGGTTTTAAGGTCAACAAATGCTGCCCAAAAATCCTTATTATGATCGACTAATTGTTTATAGTTCATAATCATTTCTTTTCTCCTGTTATGTGTGTGTAAAATGGGAGGCTAACCGTAGCCCCCCGCGCACTTATTAAGTAGTGACCCTTAGTCTTTAAGTTTAGCTATTTCTAGCATGCACTTTTTAGCTTCTTCATGCAACCCTTGATTTGCCAATGCGGCGGCAGCTCTAGAGTAACCAATGATTTCGCATGATCGCATAAATGAACGACCAAAGTTAGCGAAAGGATTTACTACATAGTTCATTGTGATCGCAGTCATTAGTTGACTCCTCTTTTCAGAGATGGATCGCCTGTTGCTACTGCATAGATATCTCCACGAGAGATACCAATATCCTGAAGCTCTTTGTTAGTCAATTGATTAAGTTCTCTAATCGTTTGTCTAACTTGTTTCGCCCACACGTAAGATGCGCGCAAGCCTTTAAACCAACTTACAAGGCCCTCAATCGGATTCTGTAAGTAGTTGTTGATTGTTAGTATGTGTTGTGTCATTTTGACCCTCGTTATAACCAATTTTGATTTTACGAGGACGCTTCTCTTCTGGTAGGACAACCTTCAGTTCAACTGCAAGTATCCCTTCTTTTAGATCCGCTCCGTGTACTTGAACGTACTCAGACAGCCTAAAGGTTCTATGAAACTTCTTGGCAGAAATACCCTTGTGGATATATTCTCTACCTTTGCTTACATGTTCACCTTTTACGCTCAACGTGCGATCATTTACTTCGATTTGAATCTCATCACGACTGAAGCCCGCTACTGCGAGTTCAATTTGATATTCGTGCTCGTCAATTTTGACGATATTGTGAGGTGGGTAATGGTCATTAGCATGTCGTGCTGCTCTGTCCAGCTCATCGAGCATATGGTCAAAGCCAACAAATGATGCACGTGGAAATAGTGTTTTTACGTTTACGCCTGTCATAGATATCTCCTTTTAGCAAGCAAGATTATTAATGCAACCGGACCTATTCCGCATTGCCATAGTATATATCAGATTAGTTGTTACCAATCTTATATTTCGGACATAATTCCCAATTATGTTTATCCTTGTGTGAGATGACTTTAATCTGTCTCAGCGGAGCTTTGTCCTTTGCCTGGTCACCACGAGCAACTGTTAGAAGACCCCAATCACTCAAAAGCATAGCAATAGTATTTCTACGCTCTAAGTCATTTTGAATCAAGTTGCTTGGTTTCCCATCTAGCAAGAAAAGCTCTTTAAAGTGGACGATAAAATACCGCCCCTGTTTGTGAAGGATATGGCAGCTTTGATATAGCTTATTATCCTTACGTGATGCAACACCAATACGTGTTAAAGTTTCTCTAATTTTTAAGAAGTCATCAGGTTCGCGCAGGACAACCTCTAGCATATGCGCCGGAGTCCATGCAACGGTTTCGTTGTTATTTTGTTCCACCTTTGTAGATCCTCTGTTTCAATTCAACAATTTGATTTTCTGTTAATACACTCGCTGCGATGCGAGCCTTTTCATTACTATAACCATAGTACGTTTTCAGAGCATCGACAACTTCACTAGACTCGGCTTTTGCCCATTTAGCGAAACGTTTCTGCTTTCTAACAGTATTTATCAAAAAATCAAACTGTAACAGATTGTCTACATTGTGGCGAACATTCATCTCATTTGCAAGGAGAATAGTGTCCGGAAAATAAGAAAGCGAACGGTTGGTCATATAACCGTTATACGCTTTCTCGGATTGATCATCAACGATCAGATGCTTCTTTGTTGTATTGATAGCGTTTAGAAATTCAAATGGATTCATTATCTATTACTCTCTGACGAAGTGTTGATGAAGAAAAACGGTGGTCGCGTGAATTATAATATATTCTTATTCCACGAGATTTACACACAACCAATCCAGTAAAGTTCTTGTCCTTATATTCTACACCGATTATGCGGACATGTACATCAATAGTTGACAATATATCAATCAGATCCTGTTCAGTTTCGTAAGGAATAATCTCATCAACATACTTACATGCCTGAAGCTGGATATATCGTTCAACCAACGTTTGGACTGGTTTATTCTTGTTAACGTTCTCCTTGGATGGATCTACATGCAAAGCAACAATAAGGTAGTCGCACTGTTGCTTTGCTTCTTTTAGCATAAGAATATGACCAGCGTGTAGAAGGTCAAAAGCAGATGCAGTAATACCTACTTCCATTCAGCTGAAGCCATGATTTCCGTCAGACAAGCAACAACGTTAATTTCATGATCAGCCACAAAGGCGTTTTTATACTGGTAGTCCGCAATAATAAGAACGACTTGTGGAATCGATTGTGGTTGAAGGTAGTCAGACATTAGGTCATAAATTTTACGGAAGATAGCCTGAGGCTCTGTATCAATATTGTCTACTACCCACTTACGCATCGACTTAAAGTCTTTGCTTTTCAGGTATCCCATAAGGCTGGTAATATTCTGATCACTTAGGTTAACAAGGATACCAGCATCAATGTTACCACTAACGCTATAACGCTGGCACTCATTAAGGATACGACGAAAGTCAGGAAAATAACGTTGTACAAGTTCGACGACGACTTGCTTTTCATATGCAACACCTTCCGATGCAAGAACATCGGTAACACGTTTAAAGATACCACCAGCAATAACCGGTTTTTCACCGTTAGGAATAGCAAACTCGTATACAGAGCAACGAGAGTGAAGTGGCTCAATGATACGGTTCTTAAAGTTACACGTTAGGATAAACCGGCAGTTGTTGCTGAACTCTTCAATGAACCCGCGAAGGGCAGGTTGAGTCGACTGCGGGTTTAGGTAATCAGCCTCGTCAAGGATAACAACTTTGTATCCACCTTGAAGCGAAACAGTAGAGGCAAACTGTTTAATCTTTGTCCGAAGGGTATCGATATTACCTTCTTCAGATCCGTTGACAATGATCCAGTCTAGGCCTAGTTCATTACATAGTGCTTTGGCAACAGTGGTTTTACCAACACCGGCAGATCCAGAGAACATCATATTGGGCAGCTCACCACCCTTTACGATATCGCTGAACGTTTTCTTAAGGCCTTTTGGTAGCACACAATCATCGACAGTGCGGGGACGATACTTTTCTACCCAGAGGAATTCAGACATTCAC